ACCACCACTGGTGTATATCCATAGAAATCCCTGGCATACCTGAGCTCATCACTCATCTTATCAATAGCCTGTTTCTTTGTAGGCTGGTCTTTTGTAAGCTTCAATAGGCCAATGTGATCTATTACAACAATAGTCACTTCATGCTCATTATTGGGGAAATAGCACTTATTATACTCATCTATTTGCTCAATACGCCCATTTTGTACAGCATGTGCTTTCAACTCCTTAGCTATTCCTACAGGATTCTCTGGACCACCAATGATTGTAATCACATCATCCATTTGATTCATGTAGTCTTCATACATAAGGAACAGATCATGCTCATCCTTGCTCATCTTATCAGTCCACCCTAAGAGCTTGGGAACAGGAATCATTATTCCCTGGTCTATAAAGATCTTCCTACTCACCCATTTAGCAAATTTGTAGGTTTTAGAACGCTCCATTGAACGATATATAATGCGTAATTTGATCTTTGGGTCTTTCTGACTGATATACCAGTCAAAAGGATTGAGAACAAACGCATCATCAATAAAGCTTGTTTTGCCAGAACCTGTTAAACCACCTACAAGAAAATACATGGATTTCCTTATTCCTATATAACGGTTTAGCCTATTGAATCCCATAGGAATACCATTATTCCTACCAGACAAACCACTTTCCACCTCTTGTTTTAACAATTCAAAGCTCATAAATTACCAATTTTTGGTACTTTTAGTACCGATTTAGCACCTTTTTTAAACTTCTGCATGAATTTTGCCAAATATTTCATGCAAAATAAGTGTGATTTTTTGCAAAAAGCAGCACTTTTCACCACTTATTGCAAAATTTATATGTAATTCCATACAATATCACTAAAATTCTACAGCTTACATCTAAAAGCATATAATTTACAAATGTGGTATATAATCCACATTTTCATACATTTTGTGGATTTTGTACCACATCCTCCTTCTTTTCAGGAACTTTGTAATTCTCTGATAACCAATCGTAAAAGTCCATAATGTTAAGTTTGGTGGATTGTCTCATCCACTCTTTCCAAATGTCCATCCATGTTTTTTCCATATAAATTAAGCTTTATTTAGATAATATTCCAATGTTCTCTCACCTTCTTCCTCCACACTTTCCATTCCATAAAATCCCCAACAGCTATCTATTTCATCTTTGTGTTCACAGCCCTTATCACACACTTCAATCTGTGATATTCTATATCCATAAACTTCACCTGAAATATATTGGTCGTATGTTTCCACTTCATCCTCTAATATGTTTGTTACCTTCTCAATAAGGTCTTTTGAGATTCTTTTTACATTGTATTCCTTTCTCACTTGTTCTTTGGTAACAAATATCCAACCCACTTGTCCACTATCCCAACCACAACTGAACGAACTTGTACTCATTGTTATTCCACTATGGTCGTAAAGATACAAGGGTAATATCACACAAGGTTTGATATTCTTTTCAATCCATTCCATTTGTTCATTCCAACTTGAAAAGTCGTCCGAATTGATAATATCATTCTTATCCCCTAAATTGTATCTTCGGTGAAAACAAATCATTGTACCCAAATTATCCCAATCTCTTGGAGACTCATGAGGCTCATCTGGAAAAATCTCTAATATATAATTTTCTTTTCTTGTTGTTTTAATTGCTTCCATTGTTTTCGTTTTAAATGTCTACACTACCAGAAGGAGCACCGTGTTCTTCTGTAGGAACACTAACACCTTCTCTTATCAGTTCTATGTAAGGCTCAAATGTTCTTTGATTGAGATATGTCAAGCTGTTTTGCATATATTTCAGCTTGTTTTCACCAGCTTTTACAGAATTCTCTTTCTTTTGTAACACCTCATATTCTAATGCTGCAACCAGTTCATCTGTGGTGTATTCACCTTCATCAAGAATCTTTTTAAACTTTAGTTTACAGTCATCTTTCTTAACACGCATACTTCTAGTGCCTTGAAAGCTTTTTCCCTTATGTACAAATGTATCTGTACCAGGATAGGCTTTCCACCACAAATCAAAATCTGATTCTTTCAGCTTAGTTTTTACAGTGAGCTTTGTTTCACAATCTTCTCCTTTGAGAAAATCTAGAAGAGCTCTACCAGAAAGAGTGATGTTGCATTGATCTGTAATAAGTCCTTTTCTAAATATTCCTTGAAAGAGAGCCCCTAGTTTGGGGCCCTCTTCACAAAGACATTTAACATCAACACCCTCTTCAATCTGTGTAAGAAGATACACCATATCTAATGTATATCCTTGTTTATGTAAGGATTCAAAACGGGAGAATGTGATATTTAAGTTTTTCATGTTCTAATATTTTATCTTTGTCTATCACCTTTATTAGAGCAGGTTTTCTGTTTCTTTCCTTTGTTAACCATTGTCTATATTCTTCTTCCATCAACATTTTATGAAATGTAAAAGGAATGAAAACAACACCACAGGCTGTTTTTTCTCTTAAATACTGATTCCCATATTCATCAGATACAAGTTCTATAGGATGTCCATCTACATATATAAACACTTTTTCTTCTTGTTCAGATAGAGACTTCTCTGAAATACAAGAGTTGAAAAGTACACTAACAAGAAGCCCAACCGTAAAATATCCACCTACCATCTTTTTCATTTGTTGATTTTTTATATGTGATTTTAGCCACCTCAGTTTTACCTTTCTCAAGAACCTTCTCCATGTGTATAACAGTGGTGCCAATGTTCTTTTCTGTATGAGCTCTAGCCACTTTAACAGCTTCACCCTTTGTGTTATAAGAACCTATCTTACCACTTGAACTGTAAACAACATATTTCAACACCCATTTCTTAGTTCCAGGAGTGACAATATGCTCCACTTGTGATTTAATCTTATTATTATTTGTCACGGGTTCCTCTATACATATAGCCTCAGCACCTTGGAACTTTGTAAGAACATCCAGTCTTTCGTTCATGTATTGATCTAAAGACTTTTTACTAGCTTTAAAACTACTTGTTACATCTCTAAATCCAGCTGATGAATTAATCTCTCCACTATATCCCTGCTGATGTCCATATTCATCATTAGCATCTTCTACAGCTCTATTATATGCATCATTAGCTGATTTACCCCTGCTGTACGTCTTGAATTGTTGTATCGTAATATGCTTTGAATTCAACACTGTTATCATATTCCTTTTTCCATTCAGGAATATGTACAGATATTCTCACCTGATTAATATGACCAAATAAATCCATGATGACAACAGCCTTTCCAGAAATTTGTACTTCCATAAATTCAGACATAATGCTGAATATTCGTCTTAAGTTTTGTTCTTTATTCATTTTCGTATGAAATTCTAATATGTAAGGAATTTATTCTTTTTGCTGTTAAAACAGAGTAACATTTCATTTTCTTGTAATGTTCTAACAACTCTTCACACTCTTCCTCTGTATAAATTAATGCATCTTTTTGATTGCTAGAAGAGTTTAGTAAAATGTGTTTATTGAACACTTTTATTGAATTTATATAGTTGCCATTAGCATGTTTTATATTGTAATACTTTTTTACATTCATGTGTTAAAGTTTTAAAATAAAAAAGGACAGTGGTAGAAACCACCGTCCGTTTTAAAAAAAAATAATACGAAAGTGTAAATATACTAATCTTTTACTCTCAGTCCAAATTCTAAAAAGAACCAAGAGAAAGTAGCTTCTGCCTTTTGTCTATTGCATTTAAACACTTTTTTAATTAGAGGAATAGCATAAGCTTTAAATTGATTGTGTTCATCTTGTGTCATGGTCCAATTAAAGAACCACATATCATCTTTCTGAGCCTCTTCCCATGTCTTACCAACCATCTCTAGTTGGTGTCTAATTAAATGATCAGCAATATTAGTGCGATTGATAGCTCCCATATACATTAAATTAAAATAATGAAAGTTGTGAGGGGTCAATCTCTATTTTTCTTTTCTTACCCTCTGTCTGTATCTTATATATAATCTTATTAGCCCTTTCTATGTAATAATCATAATTGATATTATTCATAGGATGGTCTTTTGTGAGATGGTTACACACTGTAGACAACCATTCTCCTGCTTCCACCTGAGAAACATCT